TAAATGTCCTGATTATTGGGAAGTAGGAGAGGATAATAACTGCATAAATACCTATAGTGTAGGATTATGTAAAACAGAAGGAGATAAAAAAATGAATTTTAGTGATTCATTATTTTCTGGAAAGAAAGGAGATTACTATAAATGCGCATGGGCAAAACAATGTCAAGTTCCATGGGAAGGAATAGATAGTTTATGCTAATATTTCACTATCATATTGCCATCTTTTTTTATGTTCTAACATTTGATTCATCAAAAGTATTTCTGATTGTTGCTCAGTAATAATATCATAGCATAATTGTCTAGTATATGAATTTTTAGAATGTAATAATAATCTTTGACTCATATCTACAGCAACTTGATGATGTGGAATCATGTGTTCTAAAAAGTTTATATCTGTTATTGGCATATGTTCCATATGTTTCATATGAGCATCTGGATCAAAGAATAATGGGTCGCATGAATCACCTATATATCTTGATTTTTTAGGTTCATAGAAATTAAATTTAGAATAAATCTGAAGTTTATCTGATTTGAATCTATTTTCATTGGCAAAAAGATTATTAGGTTCTAAATTAGCCATCATTCGTTTCATCTCCCATACTTCATAACTCTGATGTCTTATTATATTTCTTGCTAATCCTAGCATAATAGCATTCTTAGATGTTTTTATTAATTCTTTACTCATATCAATAGCTACAATATGATGAGGTATCATGTGTTCTAAATATTCTTTATCTGATAAATAATCTGTGCAAGGATTTTTATCTTTTTTATAATTCTTAAAAGTTTCTATAGAAATAATAAAAACAGACAAAACTACTATAACTATTGAAAATAAAACTATTAAATAATTCATTATATAAAATTGATATAAAAAATATTTTTCTGTATTAATAAAACCATGAATAAATTATGGTTCGAAAAGTATAGACCTAAGTGTTTAACAGATATACTTCTTTCTAGTAACGACCTTAAGATAGCAAAAGAATGGATTAATAATTTCCGTGAGAAACGAGAAAAAACACCAGCATGTTTATTTCTTTATGGAGAACCAGGAACAGGAAAAACATCATTGGCAAAAATACTATTAGATGAGTATGGATATGATAGCTGTGAATTTAATGCTAGTGAAATGCGTAATCAAAAGCAAGTAAGAGAAACATTAGCAGAGATTAATGGAAATATAAATGTATTGGATTTTATGAAATCAAAAAAGAAGCAAATGGGAATTATAATGGATGAAATTGATGGAATGAATAGCAATGATAAGGGTGGATTATCAGAGTTAATGTCTGTTATGTTTTCAAAAAAAAATAAGAAAGTTCCAACAGGTTCTCCATTTATATGCATTTCAAATTCTATAGATAAGAAGATTAGGCAACTGAAAGAGAAAAGCGTATCAATTAAAATAGGAAAACCAAATAAGATGTTGATGACTAAATTAATTGAAAGAATACTAAAGAATGAAAATATAGAAATAGATTATATTGAATTAGGAAAGATAATAGCACACGCCCAAGGAGACTACCGAAGGTTAGTAAATATTCTTGAATATTTATTTTATAATAAAAAGAGTGAGGAAGAAATATCTGATGTATGGGATAATATTGATACATTACTAGATAATTTCTCAAAGAAATCTGAGCATTCAACTGGTTATGAAAGTGTTAGCATGTTTTTAAATTCAACTATTTCCAGTAATGATAAATATTACGAAGAATACTATGAAAATCCCAGTTTAGTGTCTCTTCTTATGTTTGAGAATATACCTAATACTATAGTAAAAAACAGAAAAGGTACTAATCACGAAAAATTAGAGTGTTTGGTAAATGTATTTAGACTATACTCTAACACTGATAAATATGAAAATGCATTCTATACTCTTCAAAAGTGGGACCTCCAAAACTATATTTGTTCAGAAAGAATTGTCCAATCTGTAAAATGTATTAATAGTTTAGAAAAATATTCTGTAAATCGTGATAGTAGTCTAAATTATTCAAAGATGTTGAACAGAATATCACAAGAACATACGCACTATAAAATTGTAGATTTCTTTAATATTCATTTTATTAACTATCATACAAAATCTATATATCATAAATTAGCAGAATATATAATTTATTGCCTCTTGTATAGGTTTGAAAACACTATTAAGTTCTTAAAAAATAATAAAATATCATATGAAGATTTTGAGAAAAAAATTTGTAAAAAAGTAAAGGTTTCGGAATATATTGGCAGTGCTATGCGAAAGGAAATCAAGCAAGGTTTAATATTCTAATTTAAAAATCTGTTTAATAATTATATGAATTTAGTTAAAGATATATATCTTGAATTTTTCAAAAATCATAAACAATTTTATTTCCTTTTTTTATTGAATGTTATTTCTACGCCATTAAAACAGGTAGGAATCCCACATTTTTATGGAAAAATCATTGAATGTTTAAAGAAACCTGACATTCAAGGTGCTACAAAAATGTTATTCATTTTATTAATAGTGTGGATTTCCATCCAAGGTTTAAATGTTGTTCAAAATTGGGCAGAACTTCATACGTGGCCTAGATTTGCTGCATTTGCCGAAGAACAAATGTTAAACAATGTAATTGATAGATATAATACTCACTTTCAAGAACTAAAAACAGGAGAAATAGTTACTAAATTAATAAAATTACCTTGGATTTTAGACCATATTCAAGATTATATCCAAGAGTTCTTTATGGATAACCTAATTGTTGTAGGTTCAAATATATTATACCTAAGTTATCATTCAAAATATCTTGGATTGGTTTATAGTTTGGGAATAATAGTATATGTATTAGTAGGCATAAAATTTGTAAAAGAATGTGGTAAATTTAAAGCACAATCAGAGCAGAACTATGATGAATGTCATAGTAAGGTGGAGGATATACTATCTAATTTAATTAGTGTTTATACAAGCAAACAAAGTGATTCTGAAAAAAAATTAGTAAGAACCAACAATCAAAAAATTGTGTCTGGTCAAATTAGAAGACAGTTATGTAATCTAAAATACAAAGTTATTTTTAGCATAGTAAATATTCTTATTTTTATTGGATTGAATTTTATTACATTGAAGCTTTATACAAGTAAAAAGATTTCTATGGGAACACTTTCAGCAGTATTCATATTGAACTTTAACATTCTTACATCACTTATTATGTTTTACAGAAATGCTAAAAATTTTGCATCAATAAGAGGAAATTGGGAATATATTAATAGATTTTTAAGTACATTACCGGATTATGATCCTCCCAGTTCAAATACAATTAAAAATCCAAATGATGGAATATTTATTGAGTTTAAAGATATTGAATATATAATTCCAAATACTGATAAAAAATTATATGAAAATTTTAATTTAGAAATACCTGAGAATCAAAGTTTAGTTATTATGGGAACAATAGGAAGTGGAAAATCTACATTTGCTAAATTATTGGTAGGATTACAGACACCTACCGGAGGGGAAATATTTTTAAATAATATATCTAGTAAAAAGTTGAATATTGATAGCATAAGAGAAAATGTAATTTATATTCCACAATCACCAGTTCTTTTTGATAGAACATTATGGGAAAATATAAGTTATGGTTATTCGGGAGAAAAGAAATCCATTACACTAGCTAAAATTTACAAATTATTGGATGAAATGAAAATGCATGATATAAGAGATATATTTGAAGAGAGAATGGATGAACCAGTGGGTAAAAAGGGAAGTTTCTTATCAGGAGGACAAAGACAAGTAGTTTGGATATTAAGAGCATTACTGGGAAAAGCAAAAGTTATTATTTTAGATGAACCTACTAGTGCTCTTGATAGTAAAAGTAAAGAACAAATACGAAATATGATTCATTATGTAACTAAAAATAGAACATTAATAATAATTACTCATGATTCTGATTTACTTGAAAATATGGATAGATTAATAGTATTCAACGAAGGAAAAATAGTAAAAGATAAAAGTTTGATTTAAATTTATTATGTATCAGTAGTAGTTGAATTAGTAGTTGAAGTAGAATCAGAAGGTTAGCAGTAAGTATCATTTCCAATTATTAATATTTGTTCATAAGTATCAGGTGGAGCAGTTTCTGAAACCACAATTATATTTTCTTTTATTCTATTAGTTAATAGTGTATCTCCACTAACTTTATCATATTCTATAATGGTTCCTTCGTTAATTACATGAGCTGTTTTATTTCTAGAATCAATACGATACCATTTTTCGTTTTTTAAAATCCAAGAAATCCAATGTGCTTCAGTACTAATTCTTTCAATAACACCAATCAATTCTATTATTTCTTCGGGTTCGGTTCCGGGTTTTATAAATTCTGGAGGAATTGTATTACTAAATTTATTGTATATTTTTTTATTATCATTTAAATCATCTACATTTAATTCTACTTGTGAATCCCAATCAATAGCAAAGTAATGAAACTTTGTCTTTTCATTGTCATTTATAGTATTTATTATGTTTAGTGCCAACATCATATTTCCAGGACTATGTCTTGCACTTGTAGGACACATAGAAGGAGTTACAAGACAACTTTGGTTTTCTATTTGAAGCACATTGTTAATAGCATGAACGCCACAAAGTGTTCCAACTTGTGTATCTGATACAAATACACCAGTATCATTTCCATCAGTATCTTTATATTTTTCATGACCACCTGCTATAAGTTCATGTTTTGTTCGATTAAATTTAAATTTAGCTTTTAAGTGTTTAAACCTTGTATAACTTATGCCTTGTGTTTTTATTAGTTTTTGTTCATTTTTTTCATTAATTTCTCGGTTTTTCCTATTAGTTTCTTCTTGCATAAATGCTTGTGAAAAAGAACCAATTGCTAATGCTAATACTCCCGATTTATAACTATCTTCAATAATATCAAAAATATTATTAAAATTTAAAGGGCCAAGATCAGCTAACACATCATAACTAATAAAATTTTCATGTCCAGCGGTTTTAAAATTAGTACTAATAAATCCATCAATAATTTTCAATAATTCATTTTTTGATTCTGTTGTTTTTGAATTAAAAAGTTGTACTAATTCATTTTTTTTTGCTTCATTTATAATGTCATTTGTGTCATTGGTATATATAAGAAGAAGTGCTTTTTGTACATTATTTAAAGATTCAAATTCTATTTCTACTGGTGCTGCTGGTGCTGTTGGTGCTGGTGGAGGTGCTGTTGCTGCTGCTGCTGTTGGTGCTGGTGCTGCTGGTACTGCTGGTAGAGGTGCTGCTGCTGCTGTTGCTGCTGGTGCTGGCGAAGCTGGTGCTGGTGGCGAAGCTACTGGTGTTGGTGCTGGTGGAGCTGCTGGTGAAGCTGCTGGTGTTGGTGCTGGTGGCGAAGCTAC